GACGTACATGGTGGATGCAAGCAGATGGAAGCATACCTTCACTGTGCTATACGGGAATGGTGAAACAATGGATGTCGATATGGGCTCACCTGACAGTGGTGAATTCGATTGGTCGCACGAGGCCGATGGTTTCAATCTGTCAGGCGGGGTCTGGTACGGGGACGACGACAGGCTCCCCGCCTCGGTGTGCTTCACCGTCGAGTGGCGAGAGGTCGATGAGAAGAAGGTGAAGGAACTCGAGAGCGATTTCGAGCAGAAGCGCCTCGAGCATGACCACATGCTGACGCTGAAGGAGGACTTCGATGCCGACGACAAGTCGACATGGCCCAAGGACGAGCATGGGCGTCTCATCCACGAGTTCGATGACGATGAGATAGAGAGCGCAGAGGACGCCGAGGACTGGTTCTCCATTCAAGCCGAGGAGTTGGAAATAGAATTGGATTCGATTGACGAAGAGTTGGAGCAGGAGAAAGAGGGCGATTGGGAGCAGGATGACGTCACTGTGGAGATGTGGGGTTCAATCGATGACCCCCAGACTGATTGCAGCGACGACGTCCCCGGCTTTGATGACTGGCCAGCCGTCTTCGCAGTAGCGCAGGGCTTGAGGAGCATGTGCTACAAGATATACTCCGAGGGCAGAGAGCACAAGGGAGAGGTGATAGCATGACATACGACGTGAAAGAAAAGATAGCGAAACTGGAAATGAAGATGTACGAACTGACGAGCGAGGCAACTACTCTCGAGCAGGAGTACAACCAACTGAAGACGATGGAGAAGTGCGCATCGCGGGACTGGCACGACTGGGAGTGGGCCGGCAGGGACGGCACCTTCACCCACGTGCACGAGTTGAATCTCAGGTGCAAGGACTGCGGCGTGGAGTGGTCGTATCAATTTGGTACCGACCAAGCACCAGTACTACTACCTGAGAGTAATGAGGAGGAATCGGAATGAGTTACTGGGAAAGCCTGACAGAGTCACACGAGATACTGGCATGGGAGGAAGGCAGACTTCAGGGGATGCAGGACTTGCGTAGGCTCATCTATCATACGGACATGATATCCCCTATTCCTCCTGAGAGTGTGCTACAAGCCATCAGAGAGCAACAGGAGGTTATCGATGAGATACGAGATGATGGGTACCCAAAGGAGGAAGAGGAATGATGACAAATAAAATTGGACGAACAGAACTATGGAATGCAACCGCACATCCTACGACGAAGACTTACGAAGATAAGGAAGGTGTAACCTTCACGGAGTATGTCGTTGAAGTTGCGGAGAAAGTAAGTAGGCAATATGTGGTGCGCGGTGTCAAGTCGATGACTGAAGCACGACGTATTATAGATGAGGAAGGTATTTACGGAGGTTACGAAGATGACGTCACGGTTACTGAAATCGACGGAAGTTTTTGTGGGGGTGCAGTATACAAGTGTACTCCTGTTGAGGTGAAGAAATACTCAGCGTGTATATTCAAAGGGCGATGTTTCGATAGCCCTGAGCCAGAGAAGTTCACAAAATCATACATCTTCTGCTCATCATATCTTGATGGGCATGAAGGTGGAGTGTGTATTCAATGCCAAGCAGCACTAGAGAAAGGATGGACACTACGACCAAAGAAGGAAGAGGAATGAATTCATATTTAAAGAAGCAAAGAGGGAGAAGTGAGAGACATGAACAAACAGAAGAAAGATAACGCCAAACTGAAGTTGACGGGCTTCCAGAGGATGTGCTTGGAACATGCTCTTGGAGTCGATTACGAATACGAGCATTATGAGGACAGGGGCCACCTCACTGCCGAGCAATGTGAGGACGCCCACGATTGGATACACAGCAAGTTGATGGTCCCATATATACCCGGACAAACCGAACCAGACTGGAAGCCGATAAAAATCACCATACCCGCTGACATGCTTGAGGCTGTATGGTACGTGTTGGACAATGCGCTTGATGCCAGCGTGATGCTGGCTGATGGTTATATGTATCATAATATGCGACATGAGAATGGCACAGGGGATAACATATCTGAGGAATTGGCAGACAGCATCATAGACACGACGAGTTATAAAATCGCGGTCAAACTCAATGCGCTCAAGGAGTTGATTTGAATGAACAGCACGATAGAGTATGTGCTGGAGCACTTGGACTCCGTCGCCAAGCAGATACACGGCATGCCCATACCTGAGAGGACGTGGAACTACATCCTGTCTCGCATGGACACGCTGGACACGCTGCAGTCACTGACTCAGGACTCGATGGCGCAGCACGCCGCATGGCTTCACCTTCACGTGACGCTCGGCCAATACCCACCGCTCGACGGGATTGGGTGGCAGATGCTGATACAGGACATCTATTCTGAGACAGGAATACATCCCAGCAAACTATCCGGGTTGGACATATCTGTCAACACGGACAGGATGAACCCCAAGGTATCGGTGAGAGGCACAGCAGACACGGCGAACGGCGAGGGTCTCTCGACGGAGGGAGTCATGGTCATCATGCAGATGGCGAACGAGGGACTGATAGAGATGGATGAGGCCATCAAGTTGGCCGAGACATCGGACGTGCCGATATACAATCACGAGAAGCAGATAGAATTCATGGCGCAGCAGATGGGGATAGACCCATCTGAACTGGACGGCATGGAACCTCCTCATTCGGGGGAGGATGTATTCATACTGTAATTCATATTTAAAGAAGCAAAGAGGGAGAGACATGAGCAAGAAGAAAATGAAGAAGAAATACAAGAAATGGACAACGAAAGATGACGAGAAACTCGTGAGCATGTACGCTCAGGGATTGAAGAGAGTGGACATGGCACGTTCTATGAAAAGGTCAGTTGGCACTATAGACCAGAGGCTGAACAAGTTGAGGAGGAAAGGTCTCTATCAAGATAAGATAGGAGCGTTGCACAGCACGCTGCGTAGAAAAGCCCCTAGAGATGATTCTATGAAGAGGGGCACGCACATGAGATTGAAAAGGCAATTCAACCCAGTGAATGATTTCGAGAGCGTGACCAAGATGTTCGCTCAGAGACACAAGGAGATAGAGGCCAAGTGCGGAGAGCAGAGGCTCGTCATAGAGGATACCATCGAGAAGTTAGAGGTCCTGCTCGGCAGGCTCAGGAAAGTGATTGAATGAGCGACAGGATAGTCAGCATCACGCATGGCGAGTATGAGATAATGAATCTCATTCAGGACACCATCGAACTGAGCGGTCTCAAGGACGTCATGTGCGACGACAAGGTGAGCAGCGACAGGTTCGACAAGGCCGCCAAGAACGTCGCCGTCCTGATTGACAACATGATGAGCAGACGCATGCACAAGTTGCCCAAGGAGCATTCCGACTACAAGGAGAGAGAGGAATGACTGCGTTCAAACACGTTTGGATTGAGACTGAGGGGGAGGTGAATAGTCGGAGATACCTATGCGGTGCGCAGACGAAATCATTGCCTGAGAGATACATGGCATCTGAACGGTATCTGCATGAGGTCAAGGCTTGCCCCAAGTGCAAGGAGATGGACCCGACGCTCAAGGGGTGGGACGAGTATTACAAGGAGGAATACGGAGACGCTTGGGATGATTACGAGAGGAGGCATGCGATGTATATGCAGAGTATTGAGCAGAGCCGGAAATCGGTGGCACAACAGCAGCCGGTCATGGAACCGGTCATCGCGCATGTCGACACCACCCTATACCTGCGCGACTACCTGACAGGGAGTGGGATTGAATGAACATATTCGTACTGGACAACAACCCGGAAAAAGCAGCAGCAGCGATGGACTGCGTCAGGGTGCCGAAGATGGTAGTCGAAAGCGCGCAGATGATGGCATCGGCCCTACGCAGATGGGGTGCCACTGATGAGCAGATGCCACTGACTAAGACAACCCAACGTCCATGGCGTGGAGGATACAAAAATCACCCATGCACAATCTGGGCGGGTGATTCTATGGACAACTATCAGTGGCTTGCCAACCATGCTATCGCACTGTGTATAGAATACAACATTCGATTCGGGAAAACCCATGCTTGTCAAGAGCCGATTATGAAAATGGATATGATGGATGTGTTCATCAAACCCGGAAGAATGACACCATTCGCTCAGGCCATGCCTGACGAGTACAAGCACGAGGATGCGGTCACGGCGTACCGAGCGTACTACCACTCCAAAGTACACAGCAAAGGCGGTGTGCATTACAGGCACACAAGCCCACCAGACTGGTGGCGAGGAGCAGAGGTGATAGCATGACCAGCAACTACCCTGACGGGATGACAGCAGCCGACCATGCGTACATCGATGGGAGGCATCCTCCCTGCGAGCATGAGGAGTGGAGGGTCGACAGCAGTAACGCCGTCGAGGACTACCATTCCTCGGAGGGCGATATTATACTGAGGATAGTATGTGTTGACTGCCATGCCGAAGGGTATGCAACATACAAGTCCGAGTTGAAGGAGGTGTACTTCGATGAGTGATAGAAGTGACTATGACAGAGGGATGGTCACCGTCTCGAACTTCCTGCCCGGAGGCATGATAGTCGAGGATGGGCATGTCCGCTCCCTCGCCGAGGCCGACTTCCACGCCGTGTTCGAGGACGAGCCGGTGCAGATGCTTTACACGATGCCAATCAAACCGACTTACACGTATTGTCAGAAATGCGGCTGTGAAAATCACGACGATGGCTTCATCGCGGTATTCGAGGATTTCCTCATGATGCCGTGTTGGGACTGCAATACCATCGTTATACTTAGAAGAGAGAGAGCAGAGGCGCAAATCCCAAGTTGGGAGGACGAATTAATATGACGTTTGAAGTAAATGAAGAGATGAAGAATTGGGCGAGAGAACACTTCGGGTCGATAGGCATCGGTGGTATATGGTCACCGGATGGTGCAGGTCTGACATATCAGAAGTTGGATGACAACACGTGGAAACTCGTGAAGAGGATGAACCATCCAGATGTGATGGAGAACCATGCTAGGTTCGCCACTCTGATGATGTCCGTGGGCATCAACATCGCCGAGGGCGAGGAGGTGGACTACGAGCCACCCACCAACCCGGAGCAGGCATACATCATGGAGCAGCAGCACAAGATGGAGATAGCGCAGACTTGGACCCACGATTGCGGCAAGAGGATATGCGAGATGGCGTTGGATGAGGCGGTGGCCTACTTCGTCAGCGAGCAGGAGGTTCTCATGGAGTCGGGTGACACAGACACAATCGAGGTATGGGCCTACAAGATGCAGTGCCCTGAGTGCGACGGTGAGATAAACATGGACCCAGATGACTACCACCTGCTTGCGGGTGATGACCTGTTCATGCAGTTCGTCGATTCGGACGGCACCAAACTTCAGGCCATGACCAGAAGGCAGATGATAGAGACAGCAGATACTAACGAGTTAGGAGTACTTGTGGGTTCCTGCTCCCCCAACACGGGAGCGAAGGTACCACCTTGGATGTGGGGCACGTACTGTAGGATAATAGGAGATGAGGAAGAGTGAAGGCGAGAGTCATTGAGCACTGCAGGAGATGCGGTATCAGGCGAGTTATGTGGAATTACCACAACGGCACTCTGATGTGTAAGGAGTGTTTTGGAAATGCCAGTCCCGGTGAATAAACACTCAGGGAAGTACTGCATCAAATGCAAGAAGCAGAGGAATCTGGTATGGGACCCCGCGCATCTCATGTGTTATGATTGTATGATGGGAGGCTGATAGAATGGGAGAGGAACCGATATGGAGAACTTCCAGCATGGAAGGAAAGTGGATGGACGGCAAGGGGGATGTCGCCATCAGGAGAGTCGACTACTACGACAAGATATGGGTCGACTTCCGCATCATGAACATGAAGGAGGGCAAGAACCAGCACACGCGTCATGGGCTCAGGCTCACTGTCGAGCAGTTGAGGGAACTCATGCCCAGACTTCGTGAGTTCCTTGATGAGGTTCAGGATGAGTTGGAAGCGAAAGAGAGAGTGAGTGGGAATGCCGAGCAGCCATGATAGAAAGACAACCACAGCGTTGAGACACACTGTGCATGGTCAGTCGAAGGACTACACCATTCACTTGTCCATGGCGCTCTCACTCCCTCTTCACGTGGCCAAGCAGGCGAAGAGGCTGCATGAAGCCATGCTTAAGCATCCGCTGTGGGACAATAGGAGAACGCCGCATGGTCTCTTGGTGGATTGCCTGTACATCGTGTCGAACAGACATGGTCACAAGGTGACAGTCAAGAGGATGGTGGAGGCCTCCAAGCAGGTGCTTGAGATTAGCACACAACCCAGACCGAGAGAGTGGAGCGATGCATACTCCTTCGTGATAGAGGAGGTGCTTGGGTGAGGTTCACTCAAGCGTCGAGGATTCATGAGTCAATGAGACTGGGCAGACGCAAAGTCAATCTTATTTCCAAGATAGAAGAAGTGGAGGACGCGGTCAATCTGCATGCTCTATTCTTCCCTAGGAGAAAACTACTGAGCAGGAGCGAACTCGCATCGATGTTCGCAAAGGAGGTGGGTGTGTATGTCGATGTCGTCATGGATGTACTTGGCGAGGACAATCTCTGGATGGCGCTTGCTAATGAGAGCAACAAATCCGCTTCAAGGAATTGGTCGGTCTCTCAGGCTGTACAATACGCTGAGAGCGTGGCTGAGGGCGCTGTCAAGATTCTAGATGTCGCCCACATGATGGATGAGATTGAGGCCAGATTATTCTGGCGCTTCATTCTCTCAGATACTATCATGACAGAAGTATCTTTCATCAGGGCACTTGCCAGAAATAAAGTCCAACCCGATATTCTCAAGCGGCACATGTCGATGAAGAGCAGCGACGAACTCATACGAGTCCTGTTCGACGACCCCGAGTCTCTCGATGCCGGTGCTCGATGGTACGAGGAGCCGAGCCTCGCTCTCATGCCGAGGCACTTCCTGCCCTACCTGTCAACGGACGGGCCCAGCAGGATGGAGGAGTTCAACGACAACATGTATCAGAGAATCATACACAAAGGTAGTACCAAGATGCTGCACGTGCTGAATGAGATAGACGGTTCTCGCTTGGTGTGGCGTGACAGGAGCGGAAGGCTGGTGCCTAGGGGGAAGGCCCCCATTCTCGATTGGGATATTCGTGGGCCAGTAATACTCGAGGCCATACCTGACGACAATCACATCAACGTGTATGATGCTATATTCCCCCGCTACCCCATGCTGACTCTCGACGAGAGGCTGAATCGATTCCAAGGCATGCTCACCGATGAGCCTGTCACCATCCACTTCCCAACACAGGTTGAGCAGTGGAGTTCACTATCCTACATGATTGACGACGACGTCATTCGATTTCCTAATCCAGCGCCTTACGAGCCTTCCGAGGATGGAGGCTTCACGCTCATGCGTTCTCTTGCTCGAAAGTACTTCAGAGTTCATTCATTCAAGCAGACGGATGACGGCCTGATGGTGCGTGTCAACATAGTGGATGGTATAGAGGACTATGTGGTGGTGGGTACTTTCATGGTGAAAGGAGACTTGGCCAGCGAACTGACATTCAGCATAAAGAGAAGGACACCGCTCAGCCCACGCAAGGACTGGCAGAAGATAGACAATGAGTGCATAGTGCTGGAGGTGGTGGTGCCTGAAGTCAACAGAGACCCACTTGAGATTGTCACTCCCCTGCCGATTGCAGTTCACGACGACCTAGGTCTGTCGGACGTTGTGCAACTCGTGGACCTGATGTACGGAGAGGATTGAGATGGACGACTGGTCGTACGCACTGGGCTTCATCGTGTCTGACATCAGGTTCCACGTGAATGTCACTAGGTCTGACAACAACGACATAGGCTTCAGGTTCAGGAAGTACGCATGGTGGAAGACTCTGTTCAAGCATGACAGGCACGACCTTCTGGAACTGATAGAGGATGAACTCGACACGATGGGCATACCCCTTCTGGAGATGTACTATGATGAGGAGGATATTATGAAGTTCGATATACTGTTCAAGAAATCAGGAGTCAGAGAACACTTGCGTGATGAAAGTAATCTCGACCTATTCCTATGGTGCATGGATAATCCCATGCCGAAGGACTTCGATGACTTCGTCGAATGGGCTGAGAAATTTGAATTCATATTTAAAGAAGTAAAGAGGGATGAGTGATGCAGTGGAATGAGAGGGCGAGGCCCGTGAGCCTCAAGCATATAGTGGGACAGAAGAACTTCATCTCCGACGCCGAGTCTTGGCAGTCNAATGACGAATGGCCATCATCCCTGCTTCTCGTTGGTCCACCCGGAGTCGGGAAGACCACATCAGCCAGAGTGATAGCACGTGCGGTATTAGGTGAGTTCTACGACCCTGTGAACTACTTGGAGACCAATGCCAGTGATGAGAGGGGCATNGACTCCATACGAGGGGAACTGAAGACCTTCGCTGGCACCAGACCTCTCGGTGCTGACAGGAGAGTCGCTCTTCTGGATGAGGCCGATGGTCTCACACCAGCAGCGCAGGACGCGATGAGGCAGGTCATCGAGAATCACTCGGAGAACTGCCTGTTNATACTGACAGCGAATCAAGCGGACAAGATACGTCCTGCAATCAAGAGCAGATGCGCTGTGTACGAGTTCAAGCCACTCACACCGGAGGAGGGTGCTATGCATCTTACCAACGTNTGTGTCGCAGTCAATCTCGATTTCAATATCATAGAGGCGTGGAAGCCGTTGTTCCCACGTCTTGTATACATTCACAACGGTGACCTGAGAGCGTGTGTGAACACTCTCCAGTCGCTCAAGCATGACGAGGATGCNTTGAANGACAAGTGCAAGGAGATGGATGTGGTCTCCGACGCAGCAGCATCCGCTCTCGTTGACAATTGGCTGGAGATGAGGGTCAGCCTGCACAATGCCCTCGACAGGGGCAGCACCAGAATGATGGTCATGCAGTCCTTCTATCAGAACATATCATCCTTCTTCGAGATAGGGGAGGACACCAACAGGCTGTGGGACATACTCGCAGTCTATTCAGACATGATGAGTCGCATTCACGAATGGCCTGACAACAGTTATTCCTACGTGGATTGCTTTATTGCGAAATTGAAAAAGGAGTTGAATAATTGACTGATGAAATAAATGAGATAGAACAGAAAGAGAACGCCCCAGCGGGCTTCGCTAAGATGGCGAAGCCGAGCAATGCGATGCCCGATGGGCTACGTGTGCGAATAGAGAAGCACGCAGAACGTACAGGGGATTCAGTGGAGGAGGTCACCAAGCACTTCCTCGACAGCATCAGAGACGACTACGGCTGTGAGAACTGGGAAGACGAGGATGAGGACCTTCTCATTGATTGGGCAGAGCAGTGCTTCGTACAACTACGCAGGAGTACCGTATCCGGTGGAGCCAACACGACTTGCTTCGTCGGATGCTTCATCGGTGTGGACGCCAACAAGAGAGACAGACGTGCCAACATGGTAGCCAGAGCCAAGAGGGAATACACGATGGACCCCAATCAGGCAATCGGCAGCGGCAAGGTCGGAGTCTATCAGAAGAAGGGAGACCAGTGGGTCATAGAGACCACCAACGGAGTCATCGACACATTGGAGCCCGTCAACGAGGTACCATCCATGGGATTCATGGCAGATGGTGATTACATATGCCTCCTAGGCTCGACGACCGGAAGGCCAATGCCATCGAGCATGATGGGCAGGCATTACTTCTTCCTAGGCAACGAGGAGAGCAAGTTCGAGAGCAACATCCAGATGTGGAGAGTGGATTGCGTCGGCGGTGCTGTGGATATATCCGTGAAGGTGGGAGAACCATGCAGGATATACGTAAGACCACCCAATGACAACGCCCCGGAGGCTTACAAGGACGTCCTCAGTGTGTCCATGGGATTCGAGGACTCAATCAAGTACACGGATGACTTCGTCAGTGAGTCTGAGAGAGGACTTCTGCACCCATCCAAGTTCATGACACACACTGGCTACCATGACTGCTTCGTCCCCTTGGAGGACCTAGCGGAGGTGTATGAGGCTCGCAGCAGAACTTTCGAGATTAATGGTGAGACTGGAAGGTCCGGGCCAATCGTGATTACGAAGGGAACGGTCAACAGGCTATCCACTGAACCGAGGGACAGCGAGTACGACCAGACAGGAAGAAACTTCTCCCTCAATCTAACCAGCATAGGGCTGCAGAGCATGCACGGTCAAAGCCGTGGCTCTGAGGTGACATGCTGGGTTAGTGGTGCATGCTATGACTCAACTGACCCCTTCGTTTCGAGGAAGGACGACGGTCACATCGAGTGGGCTGAGAAGTCCACTGTGATAGTGGTCGGACGTGTGGGTATGTCTGTCATCGACGGTGAGAAACTACCCAAGTTGAACGTGTTCGGCATCTATGCCGACCCACGCAGGGTGAGACCCAGAGTGGGCGGCGGCAACACCGGCAGGGAGCAGTTCGAGTGAGGTGATTATTGTGGCAAAGAAAACAATGAAGGAAACAATGAATGAAATGAAGAACGAAAATGAAGTGCTGAGGAAACAGTTGGCTTCCATTCCTGCTCTCGAGCAGCAGTTGGCCAAGATGCAATTGACTCAGAGACTGCTGGAGCAGCATGCGAATGCTGTGATGGCTGCCTCTCAGAACTTGCTACGTGACATAGAGGCGCTGAACAAAGCAGCCGGAGGACAAGAGTGATGGCGGGTTTCGGAGCAGCGAAGCAGATGCAGGAGGACAGGGAGGAGGAACTCCCACCTGTTAATACTCCTGCAAAGGCCAAGAAGACAGTAGACCCGTTCGCAGACCTGCGTGCTGAACTGAGCATACTGCATCAGCAGCAGCCCAAGAGCACGGTGTTCGCCCTCATAGCAGGGCACGAGAACACCGGCAAGTCCGCCATCGTGCTCGACGCCTTCAGCAAGAGCAAGAGCGACGGTCAACTGTGGATTCTGGATTTCGATGGTGGTGGGGCCGGCACGGCTTCCGCCTTCCACAGGGACAACGACCGCATCCGATGCTGGGACCCTTGGGTCATGCAGCAGGGAGACAGGACGGCCTACGACTATCCGGGCACTCACGACCGCGTGATGAAGATAATGCAGTTCGCTGTGGATATCGCTAGGAAACAGAACACTCCCGGTTATACTGGTGAGAGGCTGTGGGGAGTCCATGTCACTGGCATAGACCTGTGGGACAGCATATGCATCAACAACATGCGCATCGTGGATTTGAATCTAGCCAAGGACGGCATCGAATCCGCCGACTGGAACGTGAAGGTAGGCCATCAATGGGACTGGGCCATCCGCAAGACTCGATTCCACCAGTTGACTGCCCTGTCAAGAGGACTGGTCAAGGCTGGTGTGAGTGTGTTCTGGGAGACTCATCTACGCATGACGAACTACTCGTTCGGAAAGAACGAGGAGGCGGCGAAGTGGAGGCCCGACTGTGAGAAGGCCACGAACAACTACGTCTATCAGATTCTGATATGCGAGAGAAGCGACGTGTATGATGAGGAGAGAAGGGACGTCATACGAAGCGAGTTCACAGTGACATTCGACAAGAGCAAGACCAATGCTGAACTTCAGGGGCAGCGCCGTACCATTCTGGTGACAGAGGCAGGGAAACCTGCTCGATGGATTGGCCTGCCTGAACTCTCTGACGGAAGTCTTTGAGATGACTGAGGTAACGCTTGACAGGAAGAGCCTGCTCGGCTTCATAGCCGGGTTCGGTGAGGTGGATGACCTACGACTCAGTGTCGCAGGCACTCGCATCACCGGAGAGGTGGGCTTCTCGACTCACTACCTACGCCGGACTCTCATCGTTGATGAGGATTCGATAACCAAGGAGGGCGACATCGACATCGGTGATGTGTCTAAGTTGAACATATTCTGCAAGAGAGCGAAGACCACTGCAATCACCCTGAAGCAAACGGGGAGCGGTAAATTGCTGTACATCAATGCTGGAAGTATGAAACTGCAACTCCCGACACCTGACAGCATAGTCAGTCACGCCAAGACCCCTCTTGTCCGTAAGATAGTATCCAAGTCAAGCGAATCGATGTGGACCTCATGGATGACAGGAACATCAAGAGAAACACTGTTGGAAGTACATGGTGACATAGACGCCAAGGAACTCAAGGCCATAGGCGGCATGAAGGGGGTCATCGGAGCCCCTGTGTTCAGAGTCTTGGTGAACGCGGAGGAGGCGGAGTTCTCGGTGCAGGCTGGTAAGAAGCACACACCGAGGCTCTTCTTCACCACGGAGGTGCACAACGCACAGGGCCCGAACGCCACGATAGGCAGTTCGTTCGGCTCTTGGTTCATGCAGTGTGTGAACATACTAGACGATGACACAGCGACCATTCACTTCGGTGAGGGTACTGTGCTCATAATAGAACAGGGACATGACCTCCTGATTATAGTGGACCAGAAGGAGTGATTGCGGTGATTGTCGATTGGTTCTATCCGAGCAATGCGATGGAGGATGACCCCCTCATTTACATACGCACGCGTGGAGCCGACGGCATCCTGCACGAGAGGGTCATCGGACCTGAAGACGAGGGTTACATGACACCCTTCTGCTGGGTTCCTAGGAATCTGAATGAGCGTTCTATACAGCGAATAATGCGAAGGTACCCCGGCACTGTGTTCCACCCGAATGAGAGAGCAGAAGGTATAGACGGTACTTCCCTGATGAAACTATCGACTCCCAAGCCCGGTAATCTATGGGATATCAAGGATGAGTTGAACAGCACCTACGAGGCTGACCTGAACTTCAATGACTGTTATATTATTGAGAACTACCCTGAAGGGATACCCGAGTTCCATCCGAGGATATGGTACTTCGACTTGGAGTGGGACCCGAGGGAGGACTTTACTACTGTGATGGCAGTAGTCGACAATCAGGATGAGCATCCCCATGTGTTCGCATGGAAGGACGACAAGGCACCCAAGGACGTGTGGGTGGAGCGCGAGGGTGGATACATGCTGCACCTGTGTGCTGATGAGCACTCCATGCATGACGCGTTCCTGAACTACCTAGAGGACCGCAACCCCGACATCTTCGTCGCTCATGCGGGTAACTGGGCTGACATACCCCATCTCATGCGCAGGCTGGAGAATCCAGCGCGTCTCAGCCCAATCAACCAGATTATCAAACCCAGAGGCAACGACGGCTACGATGACACAGCACAGCCAATCAAGGGTCGCATCGTGTACGACAGCGCCGCTCGCGGCATGACTGGTAGCGGTTTCGAGTCGATATGGCAGAAGTCTGGCAGGGGACAGATGTCCAGCAGGAAACTGGACTGGGTCGCTCAGAAACTGGAACTGGGCGAGAAACTGACCAACCGCGTGGAGGGCATGACCGTCCACAACGGGTGGTACGACTACTTCGACGAGTTCGTTGATTACTGTCTGGTCGATACTACTTTACTGAGAGATATAGACCAGAAACTGCATGCGACTGAGTTCCATGTGGCAATGATGAAACTATGCGGCGTCAACTTCGGAAGCACGTTCAGGGTCACGCGTTACTTCCGTGGTCTCATCGCTAGGAGGACACATCACAAGGCCCCGTCATCACGAGCGCAGAGCCGTGAGGACCTGCAGGCCGCTTACATTCCAGACCCGGTTCCGGGTCGTCACGAGGGAGTTGCGTTGGTGGATTACGCATCTCTCTATCCGAATATAATACGCTCACTGAATCTTTCTTGGGAGACACAGAGGAAAAACGCTGGTGATAATATCAAGTCACCCGGTAATGGTACCCACTGGGACCAGTCCACCAAGGGTCTGCTGCCTAGCGTGGTCGAGGAGATGCTCGCGCTGCGCAAGGAGTACAAGGCCAAGATGAAAGCAGCGGAGGACTATGACGAGCGACGTGGTTACGACATGCTGCAGACTGCGACCAAGGTCGCTGTCAACGCTCTTTACGGCATGGTATCCATGAACAAGATAGGAGGCATGTGGTCCGACTTGGACATAGGTCGCACTATCACTTACATGGGTCGTGAGAGTATCAAGTTCCTACTTGCAGAGAGTGAGAAGATGGGATACCGTGGCCTGTATGGCCACACAGATTCAGCATTCATTCAAGTCCCATTCGACGAGGCTGAGAATCTAGCGGGCCATCTCACGAAGAAGGCTCAAGAGGACTTGGACATGCCTTACATGGATGTGGAGTTGGAGGCTTACTTCGACTACTGGATGACAGCGAGCACCAAGAACAGATACTTCGGAATCAAGGTATGGCCTGAGTCTGACAAGGGAAGCATGAAGATATCAGGCTTCGAGGTGAAGGCCTCCAACTCAGCACCAATCAGCAAGAGAGTGCAGGAGACAGCCATGCAACTGGTGGGCAACGGTGCTGATGAGCAAGAGGTCAACGATGCGATAAGACCGATATCGATAGCAGTCAAGAAAGGGGAGATACCAGTTGAGGAGTTGAGTCCCTACGGCAGGGTGAAGAGGAAGTTCTCCAAGTATGAGTCTAACGTCCCATTACCCGTCAGGGCAGCGAAGTACTACAATGACAACATGCAGCCAGAGGAGCCGTTCAGGCCCGGAGATGGTGCGCAGTGGGTATTCGTCAAGGGAGTCCCAGAGGGCATGAGCAATACGGTGCGTGTGCGTGACAAGACGTTCGACGCGAACGTGGTCGCATTCAGGGACTCATCAGAGATGGATGATTTCGTGCTGGATTACGATGTAATCGTCGAGAAGATGATTCGTGCGAAGTTGAAGAACATATTCGATACTATGGGGTGGGATTTAGACAACGCATCTGGCGCCCCTGTACCGGAGGTGTATTGGTAATGTCAAGAATAGAAGATGAAGTGTGTAAGAAGATACAGGAAAGAGCGCAGATTGGATTGGAGAAGTATGGTGTGACTATGGAACGCACTGATTTCGATTTCAAGACTTGGTTGATTTATCTCCAAGAGGAACTGATGGACGCAGTGGTGTATCTGCAGAGGCTTATCGAGGATGTGGACTCTGAATGAGATGGAACCCTGTTGGCTCTGACAAGGTCCATCGTGACAATGAGAGCGAGTACCCGTTCGAGGATATGCTGGAGTCCTACTCCAAGAGCACCTACGGGTGGGCCCCTGAGATGGAGGACTCAATACTACGTATCACCAAGAGCAGCCTCGGCACGTTCGACTTCTGTCCCAAGCAGTATTACTTTCAGAATATAATGAAACTGAGGGGCGAGGAGAAGGACCATCATGTCCGTGGAAACAACGTGCATGACATGACCGAGTACTTCTGGCTGGAAGCACCCTCCCACATAGATGAAATCCTAGAGGAGATAGAGAACGGCAACGTTCACCTAGCCAGAGAGAAACTACACTCTATCATACCCGAGCCGCCGGAGCCTTACCTCTATGGTGAGGTTGAGCAGATAACGCAATGGGTGGATTGGCAGTTCGACAGGTTGGTCGCAACCAAGGGCATCGACTGGTTCCCCGTCGGTAATGAGGCCGAGGTGCATGCCACGAGAACGGTGGAGGTCGAGGGCAAGAAAATACCCATTCACATGCGTGGCTTCATCGACCGTATATTCGAGAGCCAGAATGGCTACATCCTCATGGAGTTGAAGACCGGGAAATGGAAGAAGAGCAAGGCTTCCAGCATGAGGGCCGAGATGCAGTTCTACAGGATGATGCTCGACAACAGTTCACACATAGAATTCCTACCCATAACGCATTGGGGATGGGAGTTCCCCGGTGGAGGTATCAACAACGGTGATGGGCCTCATTGGGATTACGAATCAACCAGCGACAGGAAGGCCAAGTATGCCACTAGCACTGTCGAGAAGAGACTCAAGAGGCTGGTTAAAGCGCATCTTGACAAGAATTTCCCCGCTGAACGCAACGATTACAAATGCGTATGGTGCGATTTCATGGAACTATGCCCTGCGTGGACACAAGAGGAGTTGGAGAAAAATGACTGAAACTACGAAAAAGGAAAGAACGATGATTGCCATATTTGACGAGGTGCTGAGATATCTCGCTCCAAGTGTATCCTGTAGGGTGCAGGTTGGTGCTCTTGGTAGGAGCAAGTTGAGAATATACAAGACGTATCAACACACCCTGCATGACTATGGTGAGATAGGGATTGACAAGGTCGATGGTGTACATCACTTCGACATCACCATCAACAAGCAATTTCTAACCCCAGAGTTATCGGGTGAATTGACAAAGAACCTGTTGACATCTATCGAGAACGAAGTAGAGAGCCTACGTTGATGTGATAAGATGAGTTTCATCACCTTGGACTTCCCAAGGGAAGTGCTCGAGATAGGTTCTGACGGCCAGAAGGGATACAGAAGGCTGGTCAAGGACTGGGATAGCCTCGAGCGCTACTGGAGGGGTAAGAATGGAAGTGGCAATGTCTACTTCACAGCGTACGGCTACCGTGCCCTCACCCCTCCTCGTAACCATCGTGTGGATTACAACACTCCAATAATCAGACACTTCGTATGCGACTTCGATTGTAAGAACTTTCGTGACAGAGGCAAGGACATCCCCTTCGATGAGATGCATGAGCAAGTAAAACGCCTGCACAAGTATCTCATTGAAGAGGATACGATGCACTTCATCTGGTTCAGCGGGGGAGGCTTTCACGTGTGGATTCCTCTTGACACGGTATTCACCCCCAGCAACGGATTCGACGTCACTCGTGTGAAGGACGCTGGGAGGATGGTGCTCTCCAAGTGGCATAAGGAACTCAATCTGTACAGCAACGACCCCACTGTGGCATTCGACACAGCGGGTATGATACGCATACCCAATTCATACAACAGCAAGAGAGGCTGTTGGAGCATACCGATAGACAGTGATGCCCTGATGAACATGTCTCATGATGAACTGATAGACAACGCACAGGATTCAATCGGTGGATACATCCAACATGGAAATAAACCTCTGAGCATAGTACTGCCAGAGAGGAAGCAGATATTCACAGCCAGAAGAAAAGAGATAGTCGATTTACCGGACATATCCATCGATGGTCTGACCATTCTACCCTGTCTAGCGCAATCAGCGATGGGTGAGGGTAACCCCACACACAGGGCTAGGTTGCACTTCGCATCCTACATGGCGAGCAGACTGAGATGGTTCTTCCCACCAGACAGCGTCAAGGATGAGGAGAAGGAGAAGCATGTCGATTTCATAACGCAGGTCATATCAGAGCAGGGATGGGTCGACTTCGACGAGTCTTACACGAGAGGACAAGTCGAGAGCATAGTATACGGGGGTAGTGGTAACAGCGGTTACAATGCAGGAATGTGCAGGACAATCATATCAGATGGTCTGTGTAGCGGAAGGTGCAAGTTCTACGATGGTACTGCGGAGGGGATGATGTGATGAAGCACAACTTCAGTCAGAGATGCTCCGAGTGCGGTGGACCGAGGTCATCCAACAACGTCAAGAGCAGGTCATCCTACTCGGGTATCTGCAACAAGTGCATGGTGAGACCGAAGAACGGCAGCAGGTGCAAGCACGTCAACAAGAAGGGTAAGAGATGCGCCATGAGAAAGTATAGGAAACACCCTGATTACTGTCATTTTCACGGAGGTAAGAGAAGTGCCTAAGCCCAACCTAATCATCGATTCCAATGAGCGAGGCATGCTCTGCGACTCAGTGCTGAGGAAGGCGGAGAAGGCTGGGTTGGTAGTCAACAGGCAGTCTCTGGTCGTCGGGGACTACGTCCTCGGAGAGGCGTGTGTCGAGGCCAAGAGCCTGAGTGACTTCTTCCAATCCAGCCATAACGGTCATCTATGGCGTCAATTGGAGAATATGGACGTCAACTATCCTAGATTCTTCCTCGTCGTGCATGGTACCATTGACAAGTACGTCGCCATGGCAAAGAATAATGGACGAAGGATAACGTACTCTCGTGTTCAGAACGAGTTGACAGGCACCCTCGCCAGAATCATGGCTGATTTCGAGTGTCAGGTCTTCTACACACCCAACACCAGCGAGGCTGCTCTCTTCATCATCAAACTACATGACAAGTTGCACAAACCGGCATCGAGTCACGGTGCAAGGACGGTGCGGCGTGTTGCCAGCAACGACATACGCGCTGACATGCTTCTCACCATACCCGGACTGGGCAAGGACATGGTCGACAAACTTCTGGACAAGTGCGGCAGCATAGAGGAGATGTGCTACCCTGACGCCCTCAAGCAGGTCAAGGGTCTCGGCCCAGTCTTGAGAGGGCGTGTGATAGAGGCTCTGACCAGCGAGGAACCCATGCATGTCGAGAGGAAAGTCAGAAGATAATCAAATGTATATACGAGTAATCGGACATAAGATATATATGGGGTCTCTCATGAGGTCAAAATTATGAGAGATTACACCGAGTATGAGGCAGTGAAGAAGTTCCCCATCTTCCAAGGCTACCTTGAGCATTTCAGAGAGACATCGATAGACAACGACATACCGGGGATGCTGTCGTTCTTCTTCCTGCAGGGACAAGCAGCGGTACCCTTCGTGAGGATACCATGGGGGCCGAGCCACCTCGACCCACGTGTGCATGTATTCTGGATTCAACCATCGAGGACCGGCAAGTCAGTGGCATGGGAGTTCGTCGGTGATGTCGCACGTGACTCGGCGATACCGACTGACATGTACACCACTGGTACAGACGCTGCTCTCATCGGTGGATGGGAGGAGAGCGAGGATGAGCACGGAGAGAAGATTCAGACATTGAAGGAGGGACTGCTGAACGGACGTAAGGCATTGAACTTTGATGAGGGAAGTATTATTCTCAGCCCTAACAAGCATAGTCAGGAGACAGTCCTGTACCTGCAATCAGCATGTAATCCGGTGGGCAGCAACAACAACACGCTCGTGAAGCACACCAAGGCCGGTAGGATAGAGACCGAGTCTCTGGTGTCGATGTGGATAACCACGTTCCCCCCGAAGGGCGTCAAGGACTACGTGCTGACGAAGGGTATCTTCCAGAGGGTGCTTCTGTATTGGGCAGAATGGAACACTGAGAAGAGAATGAATGTCAGTATGCTCAGAATGAACTCGGCCTTCAAGAAGATGCCGAAGGTCAGCGTGAACTACAATCAAATCACAGACTACTTCAACGACCTCACCAAGAGGCTGCGCGACAGGCTGCTCAATCTATCTGAGATACCATTCACGGAGTGGGAGTCCATGCCAAGACCACAGCAGGAGGAGTTGATTCAGGCTCACATGCATGAGATGTTCTCAGCGGATGACACCTTCTACAACGCATGTTATGACGCCATAGAGGATTACTACACACTGCTGAATGGACTCGCACCCGGTATCAGCGAGGTTGTAGCCTCGTTCATGCCAGCGGTGGAGAACTACACCGTCATCTTCGCCACTCACATGGCTATGATTGAGGGTGTGTGGGAGGTGACAGGAGACCACGTCGACATGGCGAAGGACATACTGTACGACCTCACCAAGAATCTCATACTGTGGTTGGAAGACGAGGTTGAGGTCGGTTTCAAGAAGACCGAGGTCAGCGAGTACAGGAACAAGTTCACCCTTTCCTATCAGAACACCGACGCTGTCGATTTCGAGGATGGCAGAGGAGAGGGCTGGAGAAGGAAAGAGGCCATGCTCAGGGTGTATGAGAAGCAGGCTAACGTCACTCGCGGCACTGCTTGGAATCACTTCTCCAAATACGCAAAGGACATGTTCGTGGTGACCAAGGAGAAGAAGGTAGTATATCTGAGACTCAAGGAACAGAATGAGTAAGACTTTGATTGACGGAGTGTTAGGTGATACCATGACTGACATACTATCACTCGATATAGAGACTGAGAATTACTCCTATGACATAGGTGGATGGAACAACAGAACACTGTTCCAACCCAGTGTGATAGCGACATGGGACGGCACCACAGGGACCGTCTTCTCCAAGCAGGAAATAGAACTGGACGGTGTGAATAGTCTGGACCTCCATCCTAGAGATGTAGGAGACCACATAGCAGGACACATCGAGAAGGGAGGGAAACTACTAGGCCATAATATTCTCAACTTCGACCTGCCTGTCATAAGAGACTCGTTAGACTGCTGGGCTGCAGGCGACGCGATGGCCAAGAAGGAATCAATAATAGACACCAAGAACATCGTGCACAAGGCCTCCATGCTTCACGGTAAGGTTGCTACGGACCTATCCATGCTGTGTCGACAGACGCTCGATATGGACAAGAGCATGAAGAGCGTGGAGGCCCCATCCGCTTGGAAGGAGGGGAAGTACAACGAGGTGGCTGACTACTGCCTCAAGGACGCCAAACTCACATACGACCTATACGCGTACATGCAGGAGTATGGCATTGTCAAATCACGTTCACTTGAAACCGGAGACACGGTGGAGATTGAAATTGAATGGTGAATGAAATGAATGAGCAGGAAGAGAGGAAATTGAAGGGCGCTTTGCACCTTCTCCTCAACATGATAACGAATGGACACTCCATGGTCGACATACAGATGGTGGCTTCAAAGGTCGCCGCACAGATAAACTGGCCATACTTGGATGATAAGGGAGATGAAGAAGAATGATATTGAAATGGTTGAGAAGAATATTCGGAAGAAAGAAAGATGAAAGCGATGACATTGACGTCCTGCTTGAGAAAGTGGAGGAGGAGAAGAAGGTCATGAAAGAGATTCAGAAGGAGAGGAATGTCAAGCACCTCGAGGGTCTATCATGGAGTGCCTTCCGCTCGCACCACAAGGGTACTCCCATCGCAGAGATATCCAAACTCTGGCAGGAGTACAAGGATGGCACCTACAAGGTAAGGGATAATCAATGAGCGAGAGCAAGGAGCAGCGCTCAACAGCGCAGACGCTCAACATCAGGGCAGCGAAGACGATAGTCGAGACGTGCAGGTCCACCCTCGGTCCGATGGGCATGGACAAGATGATGGTCGACGGAGCGGGCAATGTCATAGTCACCAACGACGGCGCCACCATACTGAGGGAACTCGATGTCGCTCATCCGGGCGCCAAGATGATGGTGGAGATAGCCAAGACTCAGGAGGCCCTGTGCTATGATGGTACTACCAGCACAGTAGTACTTGCTGGTCAACTGCTGGCCAACAGCGAGAACCTCTTCCAGAAAGGGCTACATCCCAATGTCGTGTGCAAGGGGTACCATGAAGCCGCTCAGATGGCTACTACCTATCTTGAGGAGAAGATTGCCTTCGATGCTGCTGAGGAGACTCTCAAGAGCGTTGCTAAGACGGCTATAACAGGCAAGACACTCGAGACCGCTACCGACATAGTCAGCCAACTGTGCGTGGACGCGGTCATACGCGCTGGTGACGCTGACAAGGTGAGGGTCGTCAGCCTGCCGGGTGGCAGCCTCGAGGACTCGTATCTGTTCAATGGTGTAATCATGAGCAAGGACTTCGTTCTGGAGTACGACCATGATGAAGATACCAGTGCCCTACTAATCAACACAGGATTGGAGATGGAGAAGTCAGAGGACAACGTGCAGGTGCAGATAGATGCTGCTTCATATAGCAAGTTCAAGCAAGCGGGCAAGGACGACCTGCTCACCAAAGCCAAGAAGATAGTCTCGGCAATGGGTGGGCGTGGTGTCGTGTTCGTCAGGGACGGTGTTCATGACAACGTCTGCGCATTCCTGAAGAAGAACGGCGTCGGTGTAGTCAGGAGGCTGCCTGAGAGCGCCATGCGTGCTCTTTCATCCGCTCTTGGCATACCCATATCACAGACTGTGGACGACGCTGAGTCATCAGCACACGTCAAGTTGCTCAAGCAGAGGCACAACGACGTCGAATATTTATTCGTGGCTGGTAGTATTGAGAGCGACCAGTCTACACTCGTTCTACGAGGTGCCACACAATCCACACTGGACGAGGTGGAGAGAGGCTTTGATGACGCACTGGGTGTGGTATCGATAGTCAAGGACACGAACCGCGTCGTGTGCGGCGGGGGCTCCAGTTACGTTGCCATGGCCGCTCACTTGAGGAATCACGCTGCTACCATAGGAGGCAGGGCCCAGATGGCAATCGAGGCTTTCGCCGATGCTCTGGAGATTATACCTGCTACAGTGGCAGAGAACGCTGGATTCGACCCACTCGACATCGTACTCGCCATGAGGAACAAGGTGCAGAACGATTCACTGAACTACGGCCCCGACGTGAATGACGGTGGTATCATCGACATGAAGGATGAGGAGGTCTTCGAGCCCAGCATGCTCATCAGGCAGGCTGTCCTCAGTGCCACCGAGGTCACCACAGCGATACTTCGCATAGATGACATCGTGAGCAGGAGGCCTGTCGAGTAATGGGACGGCTGATGGACAAGTTGCGCGTATCGTGCCGTGGCTGCGGTCACAAGCACATACCGCACCGTCTGTCTGGTCGTTATCAGAATGGTTCAAAGCGACGAGTGTACCTGTGGGAGTGCAAGGAGTGCGGTCACATATGGAAGGACTCGGCGTTCAGAAGTCAGACTTGAGGCATCATTGGCTACGTGCAAAATGGCTATGATGTCAACAGGGGGGTTTGTGTAGTAAAAACGGGGATTGCTTCTATTCATGCATCCTACACACGACGTGGAATCTCTTTCGCCACACTCCGTTTTCCTCCCTTCTATACACAATGTTAATCTACAAGCCGGTGCAGAAACTACACCATGGAGCGCAACTGCCGCTGGTTCAATGAATGGGCTAGTGAGACTATGGAAGATATACACATAGAGCAGCCACCCAGAAACCGCTTCATGACGACTCTGATGACACTGTTGAGGCTGGAGTGATGAGACTCAGCAGCACTCAGCATTCGATGGGTACTTTTCTGATAGCATCGGTTCTGATAGCATATACTATCGTCATGACTTCATTCGTGACGCAGCAGGGGGTTGACCTGAAGAGTCTGCTGATACTCTACACCAACATTGTGTTTATCTGCATAATGATACAGATGCATGTGTTCAATCGTCATGACCTTTATTAGCAACTCAGCAGGTGATGAATGCATGGCACTCAGGATAGAGTACGTCACGCCCTACGGAATCACATGCAGTCAGGCTCATTGCGTAGTGGTTGGAGCAACATGCGATAGAGAGCAGAGAGATGGACCTAAAACATACAAGGTGCATTTCAATGGAAGTATATATGCCGATGTACAGGCATATGATGACGATAAATCACCTATTAGCGGTTTCAATGGTTCCTTTGAGTTGAATTCCGGTGACAGTAAGAACCAGTATAATCTAGTAAAGCAGTGCTATGAGCATCTCAAGACCATGAGCGGCTTCGATGCTGGTGTGGATTGTTAATCATACCCAATCGGGCTTAGTTGGGAATGGTGGATTNAACGGGTCATCACAGGATGGTATATCCCTCAGTGCTTGCCTGTATGCTGTCAATTCCGCTTGTTGAGCATCAGTCAGTGAGTTCCACCTATCCATGTATGCCCACATGTCAGTCTCTTCCAAGCAACCCTGTCTTATCATTCTGAGTTGCTCTCTAGCCTCGTCTTCAGTGAGAACCCTAGTGAATTGCCACTCGCCGTTCTCATCCTTCTTCTGCTGTAAGAACCACTCTCTACCCGGCATACTATCACGCTCCCTTGAATCCGAAATCGCTCTCTATCTTGTATTGGAAGAACCAACGAGGTGTGTTGTTCTCGCTTGATGACCTGAACTCAGTGCTATTGGCACTCATTGTTAATGGTGATGGGAATGATGTCTGACCTGCTGCGCTCCAATATAATACCCCAAATGGTGTTCCGTTTGAACAAGGGACTTGTGTTTGATAACCGCGATTCATGGTGAAAGAACCCATCGGGATATTACCTCCATTGCTGGCACTTGCACCTAAAGCGGCCCACCAGTACCATCTGTCTGCATCTAAAGTCAGTTCTCCACCGCTTGTATCAGTGACATCGAGATGAGTGGGGTTGTAAGTGCTATCGGGAGTCCATTGCATTGTATTCGATATCAATGTCTTAGGTAATCCATCATTGCCATTATCATATATGGCGAACTTCCAGTCATCTGTATCTGCGACACCATTCTCACCTGCGCTGTATGGCACTAGATGCTCAAGAACCCCACCACAGGCTGAATACATGGGAACAAACCAAACCCTCCTAGCGTAATAGAAGAAGTCAGTGGAACTGAAACTGTTCGTGCCGCTTACCGGTGCTACTGGTATCATGGCATTATTTATAGTTGCGACATTTGAATCAGGTGTTCTGCTTATGTTAAAGCCATGACCCGGTAATGTCACACTAGCAACACCTATTTGTGCTGCTGTTTTCGCTGTTGCATCTGCTTTCATCTGTCTAAAAGGCTGTCTTCCCATTCAATCACCTCAACTCAAATCCATGTGCGTCACTTTTATGCTCGCTTCGTAGTTAACCGCACTCCCCTGACCGTTTGTGAATTTAATCAAAGTTGTGCCGCTGCTGTCTGTGGCATCCAAGGAACCGATAGCAGCAGCACCGCTGTAGACCTGACCGAATGATGTGAAGTCAACACCTGAACCTGTGTTGTATCCCATTATCTCTTCAATCTGATACTCGGTGTTGCTTGTGTCCTTGAAGAATATAGTCGCTTTGAATCCTCTTGTCGTTGCTGGAACAGTGTATAGCGTGACAGAACTTCCATCAGCCAAACTGGAACCTGATACTGTATTCGCCGCTTCCACCACATTGCCTATGTTCAGTTCACTGCCCACGGTTAAATCGGCATTTGTCGTTAGATTGCCGCTTGANTCCCCTGTGAGCCAAGTGGTGCTGCCGTTTCCTGATGATATCGAGAGTTGCCTGTCNCCTGTAGCGGAAGAAACATCGACACTGCCTATAACGACGTTNTCACTGCCTGATGTTATGTTGTCACCGGCATTCTGACCTATGAGAATATTGTATCCTCCACCAGTCATCACCTTTCCTGCTCTGAAACCAATCATCGTGTTCTTAGCACCAGTTGTGACTCCTGAGTAGTTGGCCTGATAGCCGACAGCGGTGTTGTAAAGTGCTGATGTCGCTGCTGACATGGCTTGATACCCGAAGGCAGTGTTTCCGCTGGATGTAGTCACCGCATCCAATGCGTATGCGCCTACTGCTGTGGATTGACTTGCAGTGGTTATGTCTTTTAGAGCCTCATAACCTATAGCGACGTTGTAATCTGCGCTTGTTATTGCCTTCAATACGTCCTTGCCGATTCCTATGTTTCCAATGGCATCGTTCAGTGTTCCTGTCGTTGGAGCCGAGCCATCGCTATTCGTCTGTAAGAGCAATCCATCAGTGAAGTTAGTAATATCCACAATCACATCAGTTAGGTCATTTACGACAGATGCTCCACCGCCACTTATTGTTGTCCATGATACAGCGGCTCCACTTCCACCTGAAGTCAATACCTGACCATTACTTCCAGCAGCACTTCCACCGATTAGTATCTCACCACTAGAGCCAAATCTAAATCTTTCAGTTCCGCCTGTTGAGAAGCCTATGTTATCAGCAGCCGGGAAATACATTCCTGTGTTTGTATCTTGAGCGTTGGTGAATGACAAGTCCGATACAGTGCCGCCTTCAACAGCAACTGTGCCTGAAGCAATAAAATCTCCACCGACATATAACGCTGCACCGTAACCTGCACCACCTGAACCTCGTATTGTGACTCTTCCATATTGGTCAATCTCGAATCTGTTGTTATCAGGGTCAGCAGCATCATGAACCTCAAACGCATTTCCAGCACCAGTCTGCACTAGAACAAGTGGGGCTACGCTTGATGATACGTCTATCTTGTATTGCTCTGCACCTGATGAGTCATCATAGGAGAAAGTAGTAGCACCGAAAGAACCGCCATTGTTGTATTGAATGAAAGTGTCTGAACCAGCAGGAGAACCGCCACTAGCAGCATCCTCCCATGCTACTGCTGCACCAGCACCACCTGAAGTCAGAACCTGCCCATCATTGCCAGCAGCGGTTCCTCCGACTAATATCTCACCAGCCGCTCCAATAGCCAATCTCTCAGTACCGCCTGTAGAGAAACCTAGGATATCAGTGCCTCCACTGAACATACCTGTGTTTTGGTCGCCTACGAATTGGAATGATGG